GCCAGTTCATTGACTCTTTCAACGTAAACAGCGACCTGACCATTATAATTTCCGGTCAATGCCCAATACTGGTTATTAGTGATATCGATGCCAACAGGCACAAAGCGCCGTGATGTGTAAGAATAGCCGTTGTATGTAACGATGGTCAGCGGCTCAAATGTTACCGTATTCACCCATTCGGTCGTGCCGGTCGTTGGATTCGTGAAGAAAACAGGCACATAGCGCGCACCGATATATTCAACAGTTGCCATGGTTAAATCCTCCTTGTATAAGTCGTATTAGTGTTCAAAACAAGATGACCATAATTTGGATCATCAAAATTGTCGATCGTGCTGAATGATACATCACTCCATGAATCCGGAACGTATGCGACAAAATAACCGGTATCCGTCAGACCGAACCATACCTGTTTGATCGATTTCATGAGGATGTCGCCGGTATTTTCTGCAGACCATTTAACAAAAGCGTTTTCGAGCTCTTCAGGGAATCTTCCAGCCATGATGTCATCCATGAAATCATTCAGCGTGTCAAGATCATCGTTAACCGCTTTCTTCCATTCATTGATGCTGTCTGCGGTTTTTTCCGCATATTTTGCGACCTTTATGAGATAGTCCAGATTCAGGTCTTGAAAATTGGTATACGGAACATTTTCAAACAATGCCATGCTTAACCTCCTAGTATACTAGAATGCAAAAATATGATTTAAATTCATCGGCTATGATCTGATATACATCATAATCAATAACTTCGCGCTGCTCTTTGATCATTTGCTGTGTCGTTGTCACGCCGATGTTTCCCTGTTCGATCCGCGTCAATTCGTATTCACCTTCTTCGGTGTCATCGGTCGACCTGGTGCCTTTGCCGGTGTTAGAGTATGTTGCATTGGTGACGGTCTGACCTTCGCCGGTACTTTTTGCCGAATTATTCCACGCTTCCGAGTTATAGCCGGCAACCTGATCGGTCTGTGTGTCCTCGCTGCTCTGCGTGGTCTTTCCGGATCCGCTCGCCTCGTCTTTCGTCTCTTCCGAGCCGTTACGTTTCCGTGAATCTGTGCGACGCTCCGTATAACTGCCGTCCTTATTCCAGATCGGATTATAGTCGTATTCGGTACTATCGAGCATTTCATTCCAGATACGAATGCGGCGCTTGCTCCACGCCTGGATGGCTCGGCTCATATAATCCGGGTTTGTGTAATATACGCCGAGTTCGCCGCATTCCAGGATGATCGAATCGATCAACAGATCCTTGTCTAATCTTTCCGGGAATTCAGCCAGATCAAAAAGATCCGGTTTAGCCATCAAAGCACCGTTAATAGTCAGCTTCGCGTAATTGCCCATTCTGCACACCTCCTACGCTTTCCGTATGTGTACGTTTTGCAGTAAGATTCAAACCGAACATCGCGTTTACTTTATCGCAAGATTTCTGCAGGCACTGGATCCATGTATAGATATTTGCGCCGGTGCCGCTGTTGCTAGCTTCAATCTCAGCCTTGATGAATCGTTCTTTCTTTTCATACGGAATGTCGGACAGTCCGATTTCCTCCTTAAATCTGGATTCATATGCTGTCAGCATCTCGAGAATCTCCGGAGCGATGAATGTGCTGCGGATGTCGCTGTTGAAAGTCTCCCAGCGCGGATTCCCTTCATCATCAAATAGTTCTTCATCGACCCACGCGGCAGGCTCGCCGCTCCTGATCTTGTCAAACATTTCTTTAAGAGATGCAGCTTGTTTACCATCCTTGACGCGGAAAATAAACGCAAGCTGTGAGTTGATCAGATTCACGCCGGCAGATTCGGCGCACAATGCCATCTGCTCAGCATAGAAACTAATCAAAGATCCTAATCCGTTATAATCCGGAGTCAGCTTGATCAGTTCGCAATCTTCGCCGATCTTCAAAGTAAACGACCGTTCAAAAACCGGGTTTGTAATGGTTGCCAATGTCGGACGATAAAAGATATCAAACCGGTCGCCCGGCTGGCAGTTCTGAGGGATCACGCCCACCGGCTCATAGTCAAATACCGCGGCGTATCCTCGCGCGATCAGTACCGCCTTCAGATAATCATTATCCCAGTATTCAGGTTGACCGTCGATATCAAACGCTGCGGCAACCTTATAATAAAGATATCGCCAGAAGAAATAGAATAACGAAGTATCTTGTACGTGAATTGTTGATGGGTTGAATAGTCCGTTATATAGATTCGCTTCTGAGAATGGGAGCGGAACCCCCATGTAATTATATCGGAATTTTCTTCTACTCATAATAGAAGCCTCCTTCTAAATAGGCTTTAACTTCTGCCTGTTCTCCGGCTGTGCCTGGAATAGGTATATCACCTTCAGATATCAGCATATAACCGCCCAGGCTTGCAGGGGTTCTTATCTTCATAAGCGGACGCCCTCTGTGATCGTTGTCCTCCGGCGGTACATCGTAAAATTCACTATATAAAGTAATATCTGTTGCCATGGTAACAGCAATGCCGGCGTTTGTTCCGGATATAGACATTCGCGGAGTGTCAGCTTTAGCTACCGAATCAATTCCGGAAAATGCAGCGTTGATCATATTAGGAATAGAAGAAATAGCACCAACAACATTGCCCGATGCAGCAGATGCGATGCCTGACATTCCGGCATTTAATATATTTGTCCATCTACTGACATTAGTTGCCGCGGATCCCGTTTTATCAACCAAATTCTGTGCAAGAGCAATATTCACGCCAACCTGCGCGGATCTCATAGCAAGAAGACTGCCAAGGGAACCATTGCGAAGAACATTAAACTGCATAAACCCCGCACCGGAAACGCAATCTACAACAACAGTACATCTGATACTTGTGGCGTCACCTATTTCAGCCGTGTTTAAATCAAAATCACCAAATAGACTTGTATTAATTGTGTATCGTGTATATGGTGCCATATTAAGATATTCACCGCGGGTGGCTGCCAGCGGGTGACGTGGCAGCGTTATATCAACGTGCTTATACCAGGAAGGTGACCCAAGTCTTAATAAATCAATTCCTGTGTCCATATATCCAATCGTCACGCGTTGGCTGTTTCCGGTCGGAGCATTAAAAGGAACATACATACATGATGTTATATATTTGATTGGGTCAAAGTTATAGCGCATTTGATACTCCATTGTTTTTGCTTCAGATAATGCCAATTTTGTATCAGCATCCATAGTGCCGACCATAATATTTGTAATTTCAGTATCAAGATCAGCGTCTATCTGATCACGTCCGGATCCGTACAGATACGTGATCAAATTTCTTAATCCAGCCAAGCCTGTTACAAAATATGTGACGCTTCCCATTTGAGGGGAGTTTGTCGCAGCGATTCCAACAACATAATTTCCCCCGGCGTTTTTATCCCAATCTGGAATGTCAGTCACTGAGCGCTGATTTGTAATAGGCAAACATGGCGGATACATCGAATCTATAATATTACCGTCATACTCCGCCGATGACCGCAGCACATACAGATCAGCGGCGCCGATTTGATTTTTATAAGTCGCAAGAACATCCGTCTGCATCGTAGCTGTCCAGATGCCCGGTGTATAAGTCCAATCTGTAATATAGTAGTATCTGCCATAATGCGCAATGTACGCATAGTTAAACCCTGACGGGTTTCCGTCATAATTGAGTTCGATCCGCGGATTTACCACGGATGATTCAGATTTAAGATTGCACGAAAAAGAAGTACCGCCCGCGGGGCGCGCGGTACTATTCGATTTTTTCGTGAACGTATAGAAAACCACATTGAATGCCATACGGGCGATACCTCCATATATTCAATTAGTCGAGCAGGAGCAGAACGCCGTTTTCAGAGAAGTCATTGACCCACTTACCGGCGAGATGCCACCACAGCGTGTAGGACTGATCAGCAGGATTGAACGGGCTGGTCAGAACGCGCGTATTCTGGCGCATATATCCGACCGCGTTTCTGTCCAGGATCAAGCCGTAAATGTTGTTTACGGTCTCTGCGTCAGATTCGGTTACTTCGATAAGATCGCCGTTGCCGTTGGGATTCAGATAGGTGAATCCGCCTTTGACGCTCTGCGGAGTGTCAACATTACCAAAGTAATTGACCAGCTCGATGCCTGTGTCCTTCAGGTAAGTATCATGGTAAGTGTCAGCCAGGACGCGCGCTGCGGTCATATGCTGAATAGGAGCATACATCAAGATGCGCTGGTCACGTTTCGGTGTGTGACGAAGAACGAGATTACCATTTTTACCTATTGTTGTATGATGGAGAATCGTGCGTTCAGTCATCATGTCAGAAATCGATGCGACCCTGGCATAAACCCACTGCATAAACGGCTTGAAGTTCTCCGGCTGGTAGACCGTCTTCGCGGTAAGTCCCAGCTCGGTCTGATCGTTGTATTCAGTCAGCAGATGAACGACCGTGTGCTTGTCGGCTTCGGCTGCGGCTGCTTTATTTCTGCCGAGGATGAAGTTAGCCATTGCGCCGCGAGCCAGGGATTCAATAAACTGCTCGTGCCGGTTGTTGATGAATGTCATCAGGCTGTTAAGGAATGCTGCTAGCTCTTCCGGAGATCTGAACGCGCCGCGCAGCGCTTCTTCCCTGATCTTGTAAGAGTCAGATGCTACAGCGGAACCGTAGAAGTTAGTCTGGACAACGGTTGCATCTTTACCGAACCACGGATCAAGCGGAGACTGTGCACCATAGCTCTGACGTGTCAGCTCAGTCTGATCACCGCTTACGCCGGTGACATTAGGATCGTAAGTCGTTTCCGGTGTGGTAGAAGCTCCATCGGCAAAATTGATTTTGCGGACAACGTTGCCCCACTCGACCGGATCCAGTTCCAGCATCTTGAATTTTGCTTCATAAGGTCTTTCTGAGAAGATCGTTTTGCTCAGGACGTAAGTGATTGCTCCCATGATCTTTTCAGTTCCGAGTTTGAGCGTCTTTGTAGCCACGCTCGTAAAGTCGCCATAATTCGGAACGCCGGTCGTATCGGTGCCTGTAGCGAGTGCATAGATTGCATTAAGCACTACACCGACGTCTTCATACGTAAATGCATTGACAGACATTTTATTTTCCTCCGTTTAACTTTTTCGCGATGCCCGCGAGGGCGTCATCTATAGATTCACGCGGAGCATCTGCGCCGGCGCTCCGGATACCCTGCGCCGCGATCCGTCCCGCGAGTTTCTCGATTTCTTTGTGTAGATCAGCAATAGACCGGTTCAATTCTTTGATCGCGTCCGGCTGATCAGATGCCGGTTCCGAAGGTTCAGAAGGTTCTTCGACTGGTTCAGAAGGTTCAGAAGGTTCAGAAGGTTCAGAAGGTTCAGAAGGTTGTTCGGGTGTGGTCATAGTCATGATATCAGCGACACTGTACCCATTTTCAAGCAGAAAAGCGATCTCATTTTTAGTCATTGCGTTCTTCCTCCATGTCTAATTTAGTCATCAGTTTTTCAAGTATAGTCGTATTCCGGTTAATAGCTTCCACCCATTTTTCAGATTCTTGTTTGTGTTCTTCCCGCTCCTTGTTCTGCATCCAGAACATGACGCAAACGCAAGCGATCGGAAACCCCAAGTTAGAAATAAGGTTTTGTATCAGTGTAATAACATCGCTCATGATGATCACCTCAATAAAATTGTGGGCGGCGCTCATGCCCCAGACCTAGAGCGTGCGCGCGGTTGCTAGCCGCTGATCTTATGCGCTCGCCGCCCTATACTTTAATTATCCACAAGTTATCCACAATGTCAATATTCGCATATGCTGCGCCAAAGTATCTCAGTTTGTGCATCTTCAAAGTATAGCCGATCGTTGATATATGCCCGGATCAGCAGCCCGGCGCGGTCATCGAAAAAGCGCTGGATGCCGGTGTCAGTAAAGTCATACACCTGAGGCGCTCCGCTTTCGTGATCCGTTCCGTAATAGATACCTGATTTGCTCCGGTAAATGTTCAGGGATCCGATGCGCCAAAGAGGCTTGAAGCCTTGCAGGCTCATCGATCGGATCTTGTATTTTTTCAAGTCAGCGAACTGGTTATTTAAAGCCATATCATCAAAATCAGTTCTACCACGCGTTAGTCGATATAATGCGGTTTTCTTCTTTGCTTCTGAAATCGGAGACCGGTTTATATTAATGACCAGTAAAGACGCCTGAGGGTCTTCGTATATCTGAATGCCGCGCTGCGTCATCTTTGAGATGATGTTGATGATTCCAAGGCTCCTAAAGAAATCATTATCCAGGTTATTTGAATTTGCCGTCAGGATGCACCGGATCGGCTGACCTCCGGATAATTCACGGTTTCGGTTTATTGTCTCATACGCATTGAAAAACGTAACCGCTTCGTCACCTTTATGACGCTGGATCAGCTCCGGGATGAACTCATCAAAGAAAATAAACCTGATCTCTGACGCGTCAAAGCCTCGGGTATTGGATAGCGTTGACAATGGCAGCGCGTAACCACGCAGATCCTCGCCGATCATCAGACGGCGCCCAATCTTTGATTTTTCAAAATGTATATTAGCATTCAGATCCAGGTTCAAAGACTTAAAAGCATTGAACTCTTCAGATGTCGCGATGTCGATTTCTACAGCCGTTCGTCTCATGTAAATGATCTGCTGTTTTTCTTCCAGCAGAAGATACTTGCCGAATCCATACGTTTTTCCGGTGCCTCTAGCACCTATGATGATATTGAAAGTATAACCGGCATCCAGGATGTATTTGCAGTTCAAATATCCTGAATCGAGATACAAATATTTTTCTTTCATTTTTTCAGCTCCTATATAAAATAAATGGCGCGTCCGTAAACGCGCCATTTTTCGGAGATACATTCTTATAAGTTTTAGTTTCAGTATAAGGAGTAACAGTAATATGAACAATTATGCCTCAAACACATGCCCCGCACATGCATTTAAACAATTTCAGCGGTAAGGAATGTCCTGCCCTTTTTGCTTGTAGCGGATCCGATTTTAACAGTCTTTGCAAATTCCGGATCGAATCCGGCGTTGATGAAGTTCTCAAAAACATCGATAAATGATCTGCTGATGGTTCCGTACATGTTGCCATTGTACAGGAACATCATGACGGTCGTCTGCGTGCCGTCATCGGCTTCACGGTCGAAGATGACAAAATCATCCATGGTAATGGTCTGACCTGCCAGATCAGAGACCTTTACAGATTCGCGCGCGCTGGTCATCTTGTAGAGCTGCATTTTGTCGTTTTTGTCTTCACGGTTGAATGTTGTGTACTTGATAGTGGTCTTCATTTTTAGTTCCTCCATATAGTTTTAGTTTAATAGGCGCGTGCCTATTTATATATTAGTGCATTTCAAATAATAGGTCAATAGTGGATTTGATCGTTGTCATCAACCGGGAATCATATACAATGTCCTCATATTCTCCGGTTAATCCGAGCGTGTACGCGCTCCGGGTCAGTGCGACATTTGAAGACAATTCCAGATCATGCCCTTGATATTGTATGATTTCAAGCGGGTGATCGTTATAGTGCGCAGCTGCTCCCGCGGCTTCATGGAATGTAAAACCTTCGCGCAGCGCTTCCAGTCCTCCGGCTTTGCGCAGCTCCTCGGCGCCCTTCTTTTTATTGACTCCGGCAATCGTAATATGCAGTTCGCCGTCATCGTCTTCGTACGCGTACTTCTTCGCTCCGTATGTAATGAACCGTTTATAATGTCCGTCAAAAGTATAAGTTCCCAGTGTCGTCTTCTTCCCGGTGACCGTTTCTGCGGTCAATTCGTTCGTGTAACATTCACGATTTACCGCTGTGAAATCTGCCGAGCCGATGAACTTGATACTGTCCGTATCGACATAAATCGGATCAGCGCCCTGTTCATAGACCGACCACAGACCGCGATGCAGCCGCATCCGGCTGTGTGCCGTGACCCAGACACCCCATTGATAGCACATATAAGGATTCTTGCGAGCGTTCTGCAGGATCTCCGCCAATGATTGCTCAAAGTCAAGATAAATATTGTCACCATCAAACTTGTATTGAGGCTTGCCAACGTCCTGGGCTGTCAGACCGTATACAGAATTTAGAAGAGCTTTTGTCATGGCATAGTGCATTTCTTCGCCCGGTATGCCTTTCAGCTTGCTTTTATCCTCGAAGAGCTGCCGAACCACGCCCAGCATCTGACGCGGTAAGCGTCCATATTGTGATATATAAACTTCTAAGATTTCAGCCTGTGTGAATGTATATTCTT